TGACGGAAGCTTTTAATTTTCGTCCGAAAGATGATAAAGAAATCAAAGCTAATCCTGCTATTCCAAAAGATTGGCAACCCTTTTTGATTGACATATTTAAAATGTTTGGTGAAACTGTTGTTTTTCAGACAACAGGAAAGTTGAATAAAAAAGGTGAAATTTCTGGTTCTGCATTAGCTGGTAAAGTAAGGCCTGATGAATGGTTTAAAATAAAAACTGGTAAAAGAAAAATTGGTAGTGGATTTAAAATGGAATTTAATCCTAAAGGTACATCTATGACATTGACTAAGCAATATGGAGAATGGGATTATTCAATTAATTTAGTTGCTGGTTTAGGTTCTGGTGTTAAAGGTCCATCAGGAGCTCAATGGGAGAGTTTAATAACACATCAATATAATATTTTAAACAATGAACCTGATATAGATAAAAATGCAGCTAAAATTGCAAATGAATTTTATCCAGTTTACCATGAACCAGCACTTGCACTAGCTAAAGCATTTAAAAAAGAATTGTCAATGACAACAACAATGACACAGTTTGGTGCATCAACGGGGAAATTAAGTGCGTTATGGAAAAAACATGGTGGAACAAATGCTACGCCAAAAACTGATATGTATACATCTAATTATAATATTTCTTTGAAAAAAGCAGGCGGTTCACAATATGCTTCTGGTACAGCAGGTGAAACACTTTCAACATTTCATGCAGCTTTAGAGTATATGGGTGCAGATGGAAAATCAAAAGCAAAAATAAAATCTATAATGAAAAGTATTAAAGATAATTTTGAAAAGATACAACTTGACATGGCAAAGGGTGAACTTGCAGATTTGGATGCTGGAAAAGCAGTTGGGGGTAATATTAAAAAAGGTAGTAAAATATATCGAAAAGGTAAAGGTAATAAACCTGACCAAGCTTGGAGTACAAAAGATCAAGATGAGTTTAAAAAATTCAAAGATACAGAACAATTTCATAAAACATTAAACGATCGAATTAAAAAAGATTTATCAGTTGAAAAAGAACCTGAATTTAGGAAATGGTTTTTGTTTGAAGCGATGTCTGGATTTAAGAAGTTTGGTGGTTCGAGGTCAACATCTAGTATATGTGTTACTTTTAATCCAGATGATGGTACTGTTTCTAAAATTAATGTTACAGGAAACGGTGGTTCAAAGGGATTGTCTGGTGATACGCCAACTTTATCCAAAGAACTTATTAAGAAATCTGGAGAAATAAAACTTTATTCTGCATTTAAATCATCAGGAACAAGACCTTATTCTGTATTACGAGCTCATAAAGAACAAACAGGTGATATGTTGGTTGATTGTACTTTAGACAGTCTTATTAGAGATCAAATAATGTTAGATGAAGATGTTAAAAGTTTGGGATTAAATTTAACGGAAGAAGTAATTGAGTTAGACGAAATTGCACTTTTAAAATCAGTTTATAGTAAAATGAAAAATATTGGAAAAGATGCTAAAAAATGGGTTAGTGGTTTCTTTAAAAAACTTATGGCACAAGTTAATAAAGTATTATCTAGTATTGAGAAATTAGGAAAAAGAATGTTTGAAGGTTTATTTCAGTTTTTGGGAATTGAAATAACTGATGCATCAGCTAATGTACCTTCGGAGCTTGCAGATTTTGTAAATAAATAATATGCTATCATTCAAACAAACATTACATGAAGATACTAATACACATTTAGAACATCTAGAAGACGAAATAATTAATGGTGGTGTGGCGGGAGCCAAAACAGCCATATTATTTTTAAAGTCACTCAAAGATATGTTGAGTGGTAGTAGCACTGGTAAGACAGTGGTAACCGTCAAATGGGATGGTGCTCCAGCTGTATTTGCTGGTATTAATCCTGAGAACGGGAAGTTCTTTGTTGCAACAAAGTCGCTTTTTAACAAGACGCCGAAAATAAATTATACTAACAAAGATATTAGTAATAATCATGGAAGTGGTGGTCCGGTAGATAAATTAAAAGTTGCTTTAAAGTATTTACCCGAACTTGGAATGAAAGGTATCTTTCAAGGTGACATTATGTTCACTAAGGAGGATTTGGAACAAGAAAATATAGATGGGGTGACTAGTTTAACTTTTACACCTAATACAGTTACATATGCTGTTCCAGATGATTCTGATTTAGCTAGTACTATTCGTAAAGCCAAAATAGGTGTTGTGTGGCATACGAAATATACTGGTGATACTATTGCTGGTCTTTCAGCCTCTTTTGGAGTTGATGCTAAGAAATTTAAGAAAACTAAAAATGTTTGGTTTGAAGATGCTAGTTTAGATTTAGTAAATCCAAGCATGACCTCAAAAGAGATAAAAACAATTGAGGGTCTTATAGCCAAAACTAAAGGTGCTTTAAAACTTTCTGGAAAATTTCTTAATCTATTAAAAAAGGAATCTGCAAAGAAGGATCAGTTTACTATATCAGCTTTATTAAAGGTTTTCTTTAATACAAAAATAAGAACGGGGATTCATTTCGCTCAGACAAAAAAGACAGTTAAAGAATTTCAAGAGTATTATATAGATCGAATGGTAAAGGAAATGTCAGCGAAGAAAACTGATAAAGGTAAACAGAAATATAAGCAGTACGAGAAGGAAGCGAAGAAAACATGGAAGAAGTATGCTAAGGAAATTCATTTTACTTTTGCTACATATTTAGGTATTAATGATGCAAAATTATTGATAGTTAAACAACTAGAAAAGGTAAAAGGAATGGGAACATTTTTACGTGATGGAGATGGATTTAAAGTAACAGCACCAGAAGGTTATGTTGCCATTGATTCAGAAGATGGCAGTGCTGTTAAGTTAGTAGACAGATTGGGGTTTTCACATGCTAATTTTACAATCGCTAAAAATTGGGATAAATAATTATGACCGATGAAGAAACAATAAATGAAGAAACTGAGACAACAGACCAAACGCATAAGGATTCAATTGAAGATATTTTAAATTGGGAGGAAATATTAAGAGGTAATGACTACTATTGATAGAATGTTTAGACCAAGATCAAGATTTTGTGCAATATGTGATTCAAAATATAGATGGCAGTGCACTTGTCCAAATAACAAAGTTATGGCAGAACAAGTGAATAGAAGTTTTCATGCAGGGAAAAGATATAGGGGCAAACGCGCATTAGAATATTGTAATACCTTACTGGAGGAACCAAAGAAGATGAAAACATTTAAGGAAATGACAGCAAATCAAAAAGCATATCGAAAGTTTTTTGACGGGAAACTTGCTAAATGGAAAGTCAAGAGCCCGGCAGAATTGGATGATGCTGACAAAAAGAAATTTTATAATGAAATAGAGAAAGAATGGGACGGAGACAAAGAGGAATAAGCAGTGATAACTTTTAGAAACTTTCTTAATGAGGCTAGGGAGAAAACTGCTGTTTTTGCTTTTGGTAGAATGAACCCGCCTACAACTGGTCATGCTAAACTTATTAAAAGAGTTATGACCGAGGCTAGGTTGGCTTTAGGTGTTCCTATGATTTATCCATCTAAGACTGAGGATAATAAAAAGAACCCATTAACTTATAAAACAAAAATTCAAGTTCTTAAAGATGTCTTCGGTGGTATTATAAATACATCTACGGATATAAAAACACCATTTGATGTATTAGACAGGTTAAATACAAAAAAGTTTTCTAAAGTAATTTTTGTAGTTGGTAGTGATAGAGTTGCTGAATTTCAAAAAGGTATGAGTAAATATGTTAAGAAAGATTTAACAAATATTAAAGATTTTTCAGTAGTATCCGCAGGTGAAAGAGATCCAGATGCAGAAGGTGTTAAAGGTATTTCTGGTTCAAAAATGAGAGAATATGTAATGAAAGATAAATTTAGAAAATTCGCCGCTGGATTGATGACACAGAATGTTAAATTAGCAAAAAAAGTTTTTAAAGAATTACAGAAACGAATGAAATAAAGAATTTGTGCTGGTTAGTATGATGATTAGTTTGTGAACGCAATTAAACAATAACAAGTAAGAAGGAGAAAGAGTTATGCATCCACACATTTGCAAGTTAGTATTTTTTGTATTGGGTTGGGGAGTAGCAGGTTGGTTGTACCATTAATAAACAATTAATATATTAAATTTCGGGAGAAAACAAAATGGAACAAATGATTCTAGGTTGGGCTAGTACTCAAACATGGTGGCATATTGTTTCAACAATTGTGGTAATTGCTAATGGAGTTACCATGACACTCAAAGATAGATATGTTGAGGATATTCCAATAATTGGGAAAATCTGGCCGATCTTGAATTGGTTGTCGTTGAATATTGCCAACAACAAGAATGATGAAGCCACTAATAAGAAGTAGGTGGAAGTAGATGAAGTATTTATTTAACTTTTAGGAGGAATACTATGTGGGATCAAGTTGTAGGATGGATCAAAAAGTTGACTGAAGCCGGTGTATCTTTATTGGCATTGGCTATCGTCATGCAAATCATTTTTGGTAAAGCAGTTCCGTTTATTGGTGGAGATGTTATTGGTAATATCACCGCAATCGTTGGAACTCTTGGCGCACAGGGACTAGTTGGTCTAGCATCAGTTGGTGTCATCTACGCTATCTTTACTAAAGACTAAATCTATGATAATGGAGGGGCTTAGGCCCCTCTATTTGATAAGGAGATATTATGAAAGGAAAAATAGCAGCTTATCATTCAGAGGTTGGGCAAGTCTTGTCTGAAGGTAATATATATAATTTTCATATAAATATTGTTCAGGGGCAAATTAAAGACGGTCAAGAAATTGAATTTGAAGTAAATGAGTATGGTAAATTAAAAGTAATTTATGGTAGTAATGTTGACTTGCCTTCCGTTCCGAAAATAAAAAAAGAAAGAAAAAAACAAACTAAAGACAAATTGTTTTTAACAGAGGAGGAGAACTAATGAGTTCATGGGGAGCAACAACTACAGATGAGTCAAAACCAAAGTATTTGACTACAGCAGAAAAAAGAGATGTATATGCAACGACAGCTGGGTGGACTGCTGCGGCTGGTGGAAATCCGGACGGAGCTAGAGAAGTATTAATTGCTATTGGTGGATTGTCAGGTGGAACAGCAAATACCGCAGGATTGGCTGCTGCTACTGTTTCTTCCGTTAACTGGAATATCGCTACGTTTGATAAGTCAGCTGGTGGAACATTATCAATAACAGTAAATTACAATGAAGCAGTCGATGTTGTCACAACTGGTGGAACACCAACTATAGCAGTAACAGGAACAGGTGGAAGAAATCATGTACTAGATTACTCAGGAGGAACTGGTACAAACCGTTTAACTTTTATTGAGCCTATAGCTGGCGGTAATGCTGCAACCAATGCTGATGATGTATTGTCAGTAGCTGCACAAAATATTGCTAAGAATAGTGGTACAATAAAAGATGCTGGTGCTTCTACTAATGCGCAAATTGCAATTAGTGCTGGCGTTGGTACAGCTGCAGGAACGATTACAGTTGTTGCGTAAAAGAAAGTAGTTACCGAGGTGAAGACTTATGAAATTCATATGGTTTTTACTATGCTTTTTATGGGTCAGTACTGTTCAAGCAAATGAACCAGAAATTCCAACAATAAATGAAATAATTGATTGGGTTCCTGAAGAAGTACCTCGCACAGTATCGTTTTATATAGATACTGATGGTGATGGACAGTTTGATATAAAGATTGCATATTCATTGATTGAAGCTTATGCGTGTAAACAGAATTGTGTTCGTAAAATAATTGATAATGGAGATCATTGGATTTTACCAGCACCAGGAGTTAATTATTATGTAATCAAAAAATGGATTTTGTATCGTTATGTCGGCGACAAAGAATGGCGTGGTATTAATAAAACACAGGAATGGATATTTAAATATCCATATCATGAGGATTGGTTGAGGGAGAAATTTTATCCTTTGTGGCCAAAAGAATAAGTGAAAGGCTTTATGAATTTTAGTGAATTGACTAATGGTAATTACATGATGTATGCATTATTACATTATGATAATCCACATTGCAAAGATATTCAAGAATTTTTTGAAGATATAAAAAGGCTTCATTATATTCGTAGACTATTTAAAAGGTATCATGATGATAAAGTATTAAAAGAAAGATTAATAATTAATCATCTGGTTACTTTTTATAATGTTTTCGAAAATGAAGCTGCAACACGGATATTATTTCATAGAGTAGAAAAGGAATTTCATTCAATACTGAAAACATTCTTAGTGTATTTAAATAGAATGCCTGCGGACAAGCATACTGACATATCTTTAGATAACACAATCATCATAAAACTAAGAGGAGTTAATTAATGTCAGGGATTGTCGATACCTATATCACATATAGAATTGTTACTACGCTTGTAAAACCTTGGAAAGAACAAGAAGCTTATGAATATGGTATCATTAATGAAAAGGGTAAGGTATTAAGAAAATATAGAGAATTAAAGGATAGAAAAGAAAAAGAATCTTATACTGTATTAATAAGATTTATTTTCAATTTAAAACGCATGATGGAAAAAATTCCTGGCGGGAAGTCTAAAATTGGTTCTTACGCTGTTGCAGCACTTGTGTTTCTTAGAGAGGATGCACAAAATCTTAAAGATGATGAATTGCAGAAATTAATTTCGGAGAGGTTGGATTATGAAAAAGCAAAATGAAGATGCACCTGTAAATGCTACGGGTTCTGCTGTACCGGGTACTGGTTCTGATGTAGCTCATTGGAAGAAAAATAAGAAGTTGAAAAAAGCGAAAAAGAAACTTCTTCCAAAATATGAAAAATGGATTGAAGCTATTGAGGCGATGTCAGAAGGTAAGAATATGAAACAATTCCATGATTTGTGGGATGATGATAAGACTCCAGAAGAAATAGCGAAAGTAATGAAATTGGATTTAGCTACTGTTAAAAAGTTAATGGAAATAAATGAAGGTAAACTTTTAGATAGATTAGCTAAATTAGCCAAAGTAGATGGTGCCGAAGCAGAAAATATTGTTTTAACTTTGAAACTTGACAAGAAGTTTAATACGGGTACGAAAGGCCTGGCTTGGCATACTCTGGTTGATACGGTGGATAAATTAATGAAGGAAAGTGTAGATGCAGAAGCATCCGCAACGGAAGTTCCTCAGGTTGATATTACTCCGGATTCAACCTTTGCTAGTATGCCCGTATTTATTGTTGATCCTGCTGACTTTGCAAAATGTAAATTTGGTAAACATAAATTTTCTAGATGGGCAAAACATATTAATACGGACTCTTCTAATGGCCAACGAATCTATACATATGCTAAAAAGAATCCAAATAAATCTATTATAGTTCAGCATGAAAAATCAGGTCATATGCTTTTTTTAAAAAAGTGGTCAAAAGCACAAGCGAATCCTGATTCTTAAAATTTTATTACATCAAAGGGGAGAATCATGATAGGAGCAATAATTGGAAACGCACTTGGTCTTGGATTAAAGATCATGGACAAGATGGATAGAAACTCTGATAAAGATAGTTTTACAGAATTTAAAGCACGAAAAAAAGAAATGGATAATACATTAGCTGATGCTGATGTAGAAGGTATTGATTCTATGTTTGAGTATCTAGCTGATCGAGCTCGTGCTGGGAAGACGGGTCGAAAGGAATTGAAATGAAAAATTTATTGATTGGATTGTCTTTAGTTTTTTTAGTTGGTTGTGGTACGACTAATGCCTATGAAAGACCTACTGTTAGAATAGTAGGAGAAGCTCAGATGACAAAGTTACCTAATGGAAATTATGAAGTAACCCCGCGTTGGATTAAAGATAGGTTTGATGCAGAAAATTCGATGGTAAAACAATTGGAGGATTGTCGGGAGACTAGGTAATGCTAGACCAAAGTAGAGAGTCGGAAAAACAGATTCTTTCGTTGCAAAAAGATATTGAGCATTTAAAATATGTTGTTGACCGAACAGAAATATTAAACAGCGAACGACTGGATGATATTAAATTAATACATGGAAGACTGGATAAGCACCTTCAAGCAGATTTAGATTTCCATGAAATTGTTCGTAAAAAGATTTCAAGCAAGTTTGACATCCTTGATGAGAGGATAAGACAGTTAGATAGATGGAAATGGGCAACGTGGGGAGCATTGATAGTTATTGGAGCATTATGCGGGTATTATATCCCCATACCCAAATTAATTAGTTAGTTTTCCTTGTTATTTCATCCTTATTATGGTATAATTGGTTTATGGGAAATAAAGATATACATGTTGGAATAGTTGGAGCTGGTAAAATTGGTACCGCCATCTATAGTTTATTAGTCGGTAAAAATGCCGGTTATAAAATATCTATTGCTGACATAGATTCACATCACAAACATTGGCAAATTAATCAATCTCATTTCTTTGAAATTGAAACGCCAATATCTTATGGAACACAATTTCACGAATTTGTTGAACATAAAACTCTTATCATCAATGCATTACCATTCACACAAAACATAAATTTATATAAAGCTTGTTTAGAATATAATGTTCCATATTTTGATCTTTCTGAGGATGATGGTTTGGATGATTGGATAGAAGATCGTAATTATATCACACCAACCCGGACAGGATTACCATTTACAATGCCTCATTGTGGATTAGCTCCGGGCATGTCTACAATAATAGCAAATCATTTAACTGAGAGTTTTTCTGATTTACATGATGTCAAGATACGAGTTGGTGCATTATCACAAGATGCAACAAATAAATTAAAATATCATGCATCATGGAGTGGTGATGGTTTAGTGAATGAATATATGGGCAAGTGTCAAGTCGTTCGTAATGGATCCTTTGATATGGTAGATGCATTGTCTGGTTATGAAACATTAGTAATTAATGGTATAGATTATGAAGCATTTCATACCTCTGGTGGTATTGGTACTTTTGCAGAAACATTAGCAGATAGAAATATAGCCGGAGTCAACGCAGATTACAAAACTGTTCGTCGGGTGGGACATCATCAGTATGTCGATTTTCTTTTTAATGACCTCAAATTGCCACAAGATGTTTTAACAGATATGTTCAAAAAATATATTCCAACAACAAGAAAAGATCAAGTATTGCTTTATGCAGCCGCAGGTGGTTATACTGGTAATGAAATATCTTATCAGACGAGAACATATGATATGATGTTTAAACCATCATTTATTTTTGGCCAAACATATACAGCAATTGAATATACAACTGCTTGTGGTATATTGTCTATGGTAGAATTATTTTTAGATGGTAAATTGCCAAAAGAAGGTTATGTTAGACAAGAGTCAGTTAGTTGGGAAGATGCGTCGAGTACATCATTCGGGAGATTTTATAGAGAGGATTATTGATGAGTAGTGCTTATATTGATGTAAAGTATATTAATCTGTGTTCGAGTCAGTTAGAAAAATTTAAACAAAATCATACAAATCTTTGGAATTTTCGTTGTCCAATATGTGGAGATTCGGAAAAGAATAAGAATAAGCGACGAGGTTTTATATATGAAAAGTCTAATAAATACTTTTATCGTTGTCATAATTGTGACTATGGTACTAGTTTTAATAAGTTTTTAGAAAAAGTTAGCCCTGTTTTACATAAACAATATATTACTGAGAGATATAAGGAAAAACAAAGTGAAACTGAAACAATTATTCCGAAATTTAATTTTATTCCTAAGTTCAATAATGTCTTGGAGGGTATGGGCTCTATCTCATCACTTGCACAAGACCATCCAGCACGACAATATTTACAAAAAAGGTTAATACCGGAAAAGCATTATAACAAGCTTTATTTTTGTACGAAGTTTAAAGCGTGGACTAATACAATTATCCCAAATAAATTTCGTTCTTTGAAGGAAGATACACCAAGGCTAGTGATTCCGTTTTTTGATGAAAAGAGTAATATCATTGGTTATCAGGGTAGATCATTTGATCCAAAAGACCAATGTAAATATATAACAATTAAACTTGAAGGAGTAGACAATTTAATATACGGTCAAGAACGTATAGATAATCAAAGTATCAAATATTGTGTAGAAGGACCTTTAGATAGTTTATTTTTGCCAAATTGTATAGCTACGGCGGGATTAAATTTTAAAGGGGTAAAATGTGATATTATTGTATTGGATAATGAAAGGAGAAATGTCCAAATAGCAGATGCACTAAAAAAAGTAATTACGAATGGTTATAGTGTTTGTATATGGCCTGATAGTGTGAATGAAAAAGA